AGGGGGCGTTAGCTGCCCCCATAACTGTGGAATCGGAACTAAACCCCATATCGGCCTCAGATGGTACCCAAAGCACCTCCATATTGGACGCTGGGACACGGGCTGTGTATGGCAATATTGGTACTATTGCTTGAACATTGGGTGTTCCGGCTCCAGACTGTCCAGCTCCATATGAGGCTGAAGTAGTGTTGCCGGCATACACAATACCCCCCCGGTTGTTCTCAGAACCATTAAAAATGATTCTGACACAACCGGCTATGCAACGATAAACTTGACCCAAATTCGACGTGCCCCCTGTTTGCAAATATGTAAACATGGAACTTGCCGACGGGGTGTAAGCTGTCGTTGCAGTAGCAGCTCCGTTGGCATAATACTCATTGATGCTGGGGTTCCAATGAAACAACCCAGCAGTCTCTGAGGCACCAGTGGCCAACGAAATGACATTCCTGAACCGCATAATTGCTCCATTAGTGGAGCCAGGGTATGCGGGTGGCGTCAGCCTACCCATACATGGGTCGGCCATAAGCCTGATGTGAGCAACGGCGGCCCCATCAATCGTAACGGGCGACCTGGTAGACGGTCTCCTCTGTTGTTGCTTTTGCTTCTTAGCACCGGTCTTCTTACCGGATTTGACCATGTTAAAACTGGAAGTTGATTGATGATACGATTTCACGTGTCATCAAATCACTGCCACACCCACTATACATTGCGAGACAACTCTCAATGCATTCCTGCTGGTAAGGGTGGATGTCGAAGGCCCTCCAGAAGGATACACGCGCTTGGGTTGTGATGTGCCTGGCCTTAGACTCAAGATTTCCTCGCAAATACTTCATCCCACTAGTCTCCATGTGTGATAAAGTACCCATACTCATCAAATACTGATAGTACGCTTGCACGACCGGAAGTCCCGAAGTCAAGGCCAGCCCGCACTCACCAACAGTATGCAACCAATCCTCGAACCTTTGATTACCGGGTTTGAGATTGATCCCATCCTTGTCAAAAGTGATGCGAGGATTGCGCACCATTCTCCAATCGCTGCCATCGAAGACGGGCTGCATCTGACAGAATACTATCTTTTCAAACACATCCACGTCTTCCTCAACTTTCATGGTGAAGCCATATCCAAGGAACCACTTCTCAAC